CTTTTCTTTTTATGCTTTCCATCCGTTAGGCGGCTTGGAACTTCAGCTTGAACACGCAGTTCGGCTTGTGGTACTTGTATGCCTCCATCGACACAAAGCTCTGCTTTGCGGTAACACCAAGTGTTACGGTGTCGGTGGTTGTCAGCGGCATGTACATGCCCATGTAGTAAGCCGCGTCGTAGAACTCGCTGCCGCGGTAGGTCATGAAGCCTTCCCATGTGTTGGTGAAGAACGGGTTGTAGTAAACCTTGAATCCACCAAACTCGCCAATCTCACGCGGTGAGCTGAAGGCTTTTGAGTTGTCGGCGGTTGCCTTGTAGTAGGTTGTCGGCAAAGACTCCAAGAAGGCTTTGAAGCCGCGACCTATCACAATACGGTTGCCGCTCATGCGACCGCTTTGGATCTCGATCTCGTTTGCTACGGCGTTCAGCTGCTCAAGCACCTGCTGTACCTTAACGTCAGTGCTGTAAGTCGAGCTCGACGGGATGTTGATGTTGGTAACCGCTCCGCTGTTGCCCTTAGCGTGGGTGTACATGTCATCCAGTATGTACTTAACCTGATATTGGTACATCAGGTCAAGGCAGCGGCGCAGGTTGTCTTGCTGAATGTCCTGACCGAACTGAGTCTTTTTCAGGTACTCAGCAAACAGCGTCCACTCAAGCATCAAGGCACGCGGTTTGGCAACCATCTCTACCTTTTCAACGTCCTCCTTAACACGAGGAATGTTGTCTGTGGTAGCGTAGTCCAAATCCCACACGTAGTTGGCGTCGATGCTTTGGATTGTGGTTGCTGTAGCGTCGTTAGCCTCAGCGTATGTCAGCAAGCCTGTCTCGATCTCAAGGCTCAAGCCATCCTTAACGGTCTCCGTACCCGCGTTGTCGTAAGCGAAGGTGATCACGCCTTGGCTGTCGCTGTGGTAGAAGTACTCTGTTGCTGTGCCACCAACGGTGATGCTAAGCAGCAGCTTCTCCTTGTAGTCGTCAGCCAAGTTGATAGGAGCGTAGGCAAGCATAACCTGCGAAACCTTCTCGGTAGAGTCAAAGCGCACGTCAGCGGCAGTGATAGCCTCACCAAAAATCTCGCCTGTTACGTAGCGTGCCTTCAAGGTACGCATGCCTGTGGCAGTCTCAACAACCTCACCAATAGTGGTGTCAGCCTTGTTTGTGCCTGTCTTCAAAGTCGAGAAGAACATCCAAGCAAGCGGCTTCTCCATCTCCTGCACACTCACCAAATCCTTCAACGGGAATTCTGGATACCACGCGGTAATCAATGGGAACACGTCCATGATCCAAGGACCGAAATTCGACACATGTCCCGTAGAATCAAAGGGATTCGTGATAGCTGCGCTATCGCTTACGCGACCGAAAGCGTTGTAAGCCTTCTCAAAAGAGCCGTGCTTTGCGGCAAAGTTGTTCAACAATTGTGCGGTGAACCCAAGGGTGCGCACGTCGTTAGAAGTCTCGTCCATCTCGGCGCACTTCATGTAGCTGTCAGCTACGCGGTGAGCCGCGCTAATGCTGTCGTTCCAATTCTTCTGCTGAGTCGACAAGCACGAGCCTAATGTCATTAATTCACTCATTTCTGCTAATGTTTAAGTTCGTTACTAAGTAAAACGCGCTCAATATCCTTCAAAGCATCTATCGCAGTCCGCATACTCCTCGCCAAACTTGAGCCCGAGTAGTGTTCGTCTGCAGAATCCCGCAATTGGTTCATCTGCACAAGCTCCTTGAAGATTGGTGACTGTCTCAAGGAGTCCGTAACCTTGTCAAGCTTAAGGTCGGCGAAATTAGGCGACCTTACAATGTCCCATGTGATGAACATATAATTGTCATCGGTGACGTACTGCCCCTTGTCGTCCGTAGCCATCTCACCAAGACCACGACTCGACACGCCCGTACGATGCCCGACCTCTATTAGAGCCTTTATGTTGTTGCCCTGCTCGTTGTTTAACAAACCGAACTGAGCCCACGGATTCCCGTCCGCCTCAACCCACGCCTTCAATATAACGTGACTTGCGCGATCATAAGGAGTC